AGCTGTTATCTGCAAACTTCAGCCTGAATCCATTCGTTCCAAATGTCAGCCCGGATGTATCAATGGCTTGCCAGACCCCGTTATCGTCAGGAGCGCCAAAGTCAGTCGGCGCAAGCGCCTGCCCGTCAATGAAGTTGACCTCGGCTAAATATCCGTCGAAATAATGGTCATTTCCATCTGTACGCCTACCAATTTCATGCCCTACGGTTGCATTGATAGCAAAGCTTTTGTTTTGGCTTAATGTATTAGATGTAGTTTGCAGAGAAGAGTTAACATAAATCTTGCATCTATCGGCAGCAGTGCTTTGGGTTGTGTCTAATGCTACGACGATATGATACCAGGCTGACGGGTCTCTGTATACGGCTGATGTTGTTACTTGTACTCTGCCTTGACCATCACCCTCACAATCAACCCTTATAGTGTCCGACTCAAAGCGAATTACTAAATAATCAGAACTTGCAGAAACGTCTGCACTAAAAAGTGTTGTTGCACTGCCTAAAGCACTTCGCTTTACCCAACCGCTCCAGGTCCACGTTTTGCGATTACCTGCAGAACTTGGTTGAAAATTAAGATAACTTGAATCACCGCTATTGAATCTAAGCGACCTGGATATCTCGAAAGCACCCGCCGCTCCAGCAGTTGTTGCTAGAAACAGCGGACTTGCAGCACCAGGAATACTCATGAAACGTTCAGCAGCGAAGTAACCGTGATGCGCGTTGCGCTCTCGCAATAATAGGCCAATACATCAACAGCACCAGCTGTTGTCGTCAACTGAGGTGCGCTTGAGGACCCTCCTGAAAACTTCCACTTTGTTCCTGCATAATTAAGCGTGCGACTGCCCGTTCCATCCTGCGTAATCACAATCACACCAGATTGACCAGCCGTGACATTGCTTGGATCGCCAAGTTGTCTTGACCCGCCGAGCGTGACGCTGAAGTTATTGCCAAGGCTCATGTCAACAGCAATCGTTGCCCCATCAGTTAATGCAACAGGCGTTCCACGCTGTGCCTTCGTAAAGCTCTGAGTAACAGCAAGGCCAGCAAGCGTTGTTGTCGAAGCAGGAATCGTGACCGTAACGTCAGCACCTGGATCAGCAACACTCAGCGTCAGTTCATGCGCGTCAGGCGTTGCACCCTCAAAGATCAGGCTGCCATTGAACGTAGCGTTACCCGCAAAGGTTGATGTGCTGTCGAACGTTGCAACACCAGTAACGTCCAACGTTCCAGGAACATCAACGTTGCTTGTAAATTCAACGCCCGTTCCAGCAGGATCGGTTTGCAGCAGTTGACGTGCTGTGCCGTTTGCAAGCTTGCTAACTGCAATTTCAGCTGTAGCACTTACGTCAGCATTGACGATCGTGGCATCAGCGATCATTGCGCTGGTAACTGTTCCCGTATCGCCTGTAGTGACTACGTTGCCGGTCACATTGGGGAATGTGATCGTGCGATCAGCCGTTGGGTTGGTGCAAGTAATCGTCAGTTCGTGCTGATCATCAGCAGAGCCTTCAAATGCCAAAACAGCGTTTTGACCCAGTAACACCGTTCCAGTGAATGTTGGGCCAGCAGCTCCAATTTTTTCAGCATCTAATTCTTGTAATGCAGCCTGCACGTTTGTGGCTGCAATATTGCCAGTCGCAACAACCGAAATATTTGCCGCTGTCTGGCCAGCGATAGCGTTCGAGACATCAATCAACTGGAACGTTGATCCGCTGCCAAGCGAAATCAACATATCTGGCGGTGCCAAACTCACAGCAGGCGCATTGCCTGAGCCCGTTCCAGAATCACTGACAACCACGTAATAGTTGAGGTTGCCTGTTGCAGGTGCTGGCAATGCACCACCAGCCGTAAAGCCAGCAGCAGAACCAGCTGTCGTGACTGATGCAACTAAGTTTGTGTTGGCGTTATACGTTCCAGCGTTGATAAGGTTGCCGCTAATAACCGTGATTGGCAAAAACGATTCGGATGTAAAAATATAAAGATCTTCGTTTTTTTCATCAAAAAACAGCTGTCCTTTATAGTCCCCAGCCGGAAAAGTTACAACATTATCCGTCGCCGAGGCCCCACCAAATTTGCAAGTTGATTGGTCTGCAAGTTTTGCAGCAGTAACTGCATCAGATGCAATTAATGCACTACCGATTGTTCCACTCGTCAGCTTTGCTGCTGAAATGTTTGGAATGTCCGCTTCAACCAGAGTGTCGCCAGCGCTGACATGCCCCTGACCGTCAACCGTAACCTTGGTGTAAGTCCCAGCCGCAACAGTATTGCTGTGGTTCAGGTTGCCACTGCCGTCAACAGCAAGTCCCGATCCAGGGATAACACCACCCTTGGCACTACTCGTAGCAGCTGGGATGTCTGCTGATGTAATAGCACGACCGCCAGTAATTAAACCTTTGGCGCTATATGTCACCACATGATGTGTGGCGCTAGCTGATACGTCGTTATCAACTTCAATCGTGTTGGAGTCCATGCGGAGTCCTTCACCATTGACAATCACACCGCCCTTGGCGCTTGTCGTTGCAACAGGAATATCACTGCCGTCAATAACTCTGTAAGCAACCGCTCCACCAGCACTGGTTGGGCCTGCTAAAAACTTGTTCGCTGCATCAGTGTCATTCTGAGTTGCAGCAATAGAAACGTTTGAGCCAGTGGTGGTGACAACAATGTCAACCAGGCCAACCGTGCTGCCACTAACAGTATTGACAGAGCCAGACGCCTTAAGACTGAGCCACGCCGACCCGTTCCAGCAGTAAAGCGAATTGTCGTCAGTGTCTAAAGCAAGCTGACCAGTAAACGCCCCAGAGCTGGGCAGCGTTGTAACTAGGTCAACAGTGGATTCATCAGCAAGCTTTGCGGCTGTAATACCGTCATCAGCAACCTTGGCTGTAGTGATTCCAGCGTCTGCAATATCAGCTGTGGCAATACCGCCAGCAGCAAACAAGATCTTTGCACCTGGAATGGTGTCGTCAGCAATCAGCGTGACGCCATTAGCGACCAAATCGCCAATCGTTAGCTTCTTGGTTTCACTTGCACTGTTGTCAACAACAGCAACCAAGTCAGCAGTAGCCAGGTTGTTCCCGGCCAGAGCTGCTAGTTCACTGATTTTTAAATCAGCCATTGGTGGTCAGCTCCCTGCTTAAAGGTCGGTCTCTAGCAGCAGTTTAGCCGCACCGTCTTGATCTAAGAGTATGTCACTGGCGTCTTCCTGCAAGACCGCTTCGCCGACAAACGTATCTATTTTCAGCTCTACCGATCCAGTCGTAATGAAATCTGCTGTGATTTGGACTGCAGCATCTGGCGAGAACTGCACCGCACATGCTGTTATGACAGCATCAAACTCATAAAAAATATCGTCGATTTGATTTAGCGCAGACCCGTCAGGGGTGTAACCGTTTGCTTTAAGATAAAATTTTGCATGGAATTGACTGCCAACTTTAGTACGCAAAGAAAGCTCAATTAAATAATTTGGCAGCTCTTTTACGGTGTCGCCCGTATATTCCCAAAAGCAAGACATCCGGCCGGAGCCAGATACCAACGTGCTAATGCGACTCCTGAAATCATCAGACAGTGTTGTTGTATCGACAGTCTCTCGTTCGGTATTAAGCTCGTAACTATTTACTTGCGCTAACAGACGAGCAATATTGTTTTCAACAGTTACTGAAATTGGGATGGCATTGCCAGGGGTTGCAAGCACCAGTGCGTTCGTTCTTCCGCCGTTCACAGCATCAGCAAAACTGCTGTAAAGCCTTATCCCGCCAAGCTCGTTGACGTGAATAAACCTTTTTGCACTTGAATCTGTGTAACCGTTGATAAAGTCAAGAGCACTACCGTCAGTGCTTTTTATTTCAATTTGATCGCCAGTAATTAGTTGTCCGCGCTCAAAATCAAAACTAAAGCGTCTTGCCGTAGTGTTTACATCGTCCGTATTAATTGTTGAGTTGAGTTCGCTGCCGTCAAACTGACGTTGCAGTTCAACTTTGCCAAACGTACCAAGGTAAACACTCATGAGATCGTGGCGGCTAGCAGCTCTCCCGTACCAATAAACGAAATCTCAGCACGCACCAAATCAGCAGTTGCAGCACCCATCGTGGCGCTTGAAACGTAAGCCTTAATCTTGATGTCGTTGTTATCTACCCCATCAACCCAACGAAATGTCAAATCAACGGTGTCGCTACTACTAACGCCATCAGAGCCAGTCTTGACCAGTGCGCTCAACAGGCTTGTCGTATTGATTGATCCGTTGTCGTCTTTGTAATAAAGCAGGCTGCAACTGCCCGTGTAGCCAACAATTCCTGGAACGTAACTGCGGATGCTTTCATTAAGCGTTGTGGTCTCCAAGGTCTCAAGGTTTGCTTGCACCGAGAAACTCGACACTTTGGCAACAGTCGTACCAGCGACCTGTAAGACGCCATCTCTGCCGGTATAGACCTTTGCCATCAGATCACGCCAATGAGATTCACTGTAACAGTGCTAACCCCAGGCCGCACCTGCGTTAACTGTGGCGCACTTTCGTACCTGTACTTTGCTGCTGTTCCTGATTCAGATGACACAGTGCCCGCAGGAGTGTTGATCTGACCGCCCATGCCACTGTGATTAACGCAGTAGTAATACAAAGTTGGAGCGTCTTTAGCGACTTTAATCCGTGTGTACGCTCCAGCACTGCCAGCAGTTCCAAAGGTTGTCACGCCTGTTGTGTACTCAGCGCCGCTGCCATGAGTGCCATCGCTTGTTGTACTAAGGCGCAATGGGTGGCCAGAGTTTGACGAGTCAGATTGGCTAAATAAATAAACAGTGCCTTCAGTCAGCGTCAGTGTTTCGTTGTCTGTTGAAGAGCCATCAATCCGATACCTATTGCCGCCACCAGAAGCTGCAACTGTCACAGCAAGTGTCACAGTTGGAATTGTTGTTGGTTCTGAGCGCAAGGCATCAGTGTTTCCGCTCCAACC